GCCCTGCGGAGTTAGTGTACCATCTTCGCGCACAGCCACTTGTTCACCAGTGCGTGGATCAATCATCTTGATCACTTCTGGTCTGCTGCGACCATACTTGTCAATCTTTTCGCCCCAAGGCATTGGCTCAATAGGACCTAATACTTCATAGCTGATCATACCATTCTTGTACTTGCGGAAAATAGTAGATACTTTCTTGTCCTGGCTACGCATTTCAAAGTTGGGATGCGGAACCACATTACAAATAAACAAGTTCTGTGTGTTGGTACGATCTGGTAAGTTGCGATCTCTAGCAGGTGCATCCTTGATAGGATCAACAGGAACTAGATCACCCTTTTCAATGTAAGGGTTGTCATCGCCAATGAACTTAGGATCAATTTCTAAGCCATTCAGTACATCCATGGCCACTTGATACTTGAGCTTGTTGGCACGGCCTTTGAGGTTAAGCACAATGCCAGTTTCATCAAACACAAAGCGTTCTAGTTCTTTGGCTGTAGGGAAGTCACTCATTAGACCTTCTAGGTCATATTCAGCTGCATTCATGCTGGCTGGTGCCTGAGCTGCAGGCTCCTCAGGTGTGACTATCCATTCAGTTTTGTTTTTCTTAGAGGATTTTGCAGGTGCTGCTTCTGTGGCTGGTGCCACGGCTTCTGCTGGGCCTTGATCCCAGGGATCAGGTGTAGGTGTTGTAGATTTTTGCATTTCATTTCCTTTTCTATGCGTGTGATTCAATCACACAATAATTTATCTCTGTACAAGACAGAGATTTCAATAGGCGCTGGTAGCGCCTAAGGCACCACGCTGTCTTGTGGTCTGACGAACAGGTTTGGGACGGCGTGGTTTACTGGCTACACGAGGCTGTTTAGAACCTCGTGTAGTTGATTTTGCTGGCTTGGATGTTTTTTTCACTTGCGCTTACCAGCGTTGCCCTTGGTAGGACCGCGGCCAACATTGGTTGTATCATGCAAGCTTTCAACACCAGGAGCGCGGAAGCTCTTGTTGTCACGGCCGCGTGTTTCTAGTGCGTCTGTGACCATCTTTGCTAGGTTGGCACGCTCACTGGAGACCTTTGACTTTTCAGCCATAAAGTCTTCGCGCTTGCTACCAAACCCAGCATTGCCTGTTCTAGGTCCTTGCTTCTGGTTGATGCTTTTACCTGTAGATGTTTTTTCCATTTCAATCATTCCTTAGTATTGTTTCTTAGGACCGTAGTTCATGCCATCAGGATCGCTGGGTGATCTTACTGGACGACTGCCCTTGCTGGTCTTGCCATCACCCATTGAATAACCTGACACATTGATCTTGTCAGGATTGCCACGGTAATTTTCAGTGGCTTGTGGATCCCATGAGCGTGTGCCTGAAGGCTGACGCATGGTTGTTGTGTACTTGAACATGTCCTTGCCAGGCTGTACTGCTGGAGTGTGGCACTCAGGAACTGGACGATATCCATCCTTGGTCACTGGCTTGCCTACTGTCATAGGCTTGTGGTCTTGGTTGCCCTTAGTAGGACCACGACCTTTGTCTACTAAACGACCATCGTTGGAATGGCCTGACCACTGATTACCTGCAAAACGATTGGCACTGCGATTTACGCCATCGCCGGCCATACCGTTGAAATCCAGGTTTTTGTCAGCTTGTGTTTTTGCTGGTTTCATTTTATTTTCCTTTTGCGCGAGTCTTAGATGCTTTTTTAGCCGCTTCGCGTTGTACGGCATAGCTAATAGCAACGGCCTGCTTTACAGGTCTTCCTGCTTTCACTTCAGTAGCAACATTCTTCTTGAACGCTGCTTTACTCTTGCTCTTTACTAGTGGCATTCTGTGGCCCTCTTTTTAAATATTCTTCAATGACATCTTTATGTTTTTCAAGCCATCCAAGTCTTGGATTACATTGATTACATAACAAACCTCTATAAGTTCCAAGCTTGTTGTGATCATGATCAATAACCATTCGTTTAGCTTTTGCTCCACAAATTTCACAACTACTTGTAGCCCTTAGTTCATTTGCCTGTTCAGTGGTTAAACCATAATATTTTTTATTTTGGTATCTTAACTGATTTGCTTTTTGTGTTTCACTACAGTTACCATTGTTGGCAAATTTACTTTTCAGTGCTATTTTCATCTTGATTATTTAGTCTCTGGATCAACACCTACCAATTTGGCCAGTGCTGCTGCAAAAGCTGCTTGTTTGGCTTCAATGGCTTCTGAGCTGTCATTGACTTCAATTTTGGCCAAGCTGCTCATAACTTTGTTTAGTATAAGGTTGTGATACTTTAAGGTTAACTGTGTATCGTTGTTCAAGCGACTCTGCAAAAAGTCTTCAACTAAGATATCTTCATAATCACGCCCATTGGTTTTACGATCTAATGCTTCTAATAGGCCACGCACAGTGAGCTGGTCACGACTGTTCTTTGGGCGGCCAGCACCTTCACGACGCCCTCCACGGCTGCTTGCCTTTTTTGAGTAGCGCGGGCTTTTGGTTGTTTTTTCTTGGTCTTCCATATTTTTTATTTAGCAGCCCTAAATCAGCGCGATTAAATAGCACACTTAATGAAAGGAACTGCTATGACTGAATATACCTGGACCCTGGCCACGGGCGATGATGTTGGCGATATTGTTAAGATGGCTGAACAGCATTTTCAACAAGAAATTGACACCATCTTTACTCCAGAGCCTCCCGTAATGACACGCAATCTTATATTTGCTGTTACAAACCAATTCTTTTTGCCAGGCACTGAATTGGTAGCAGTGGCTAGAGACACAGCCACTCATCAACTTCAAGCTTACACATGGGCCAAAAGCGGAGACCGCACAGTATGGAGCGATGATCCCATGGTCAGTGTTCGCATGGCGCATGTGGATCTAGCCTTGAGTGCAAGACAGCGAGTGCGCTTGATCACAGACATGATGGATCACTGGGAAAGATTTGCTCGCTATTGTAATCATCGTGTTATTTGCAGTACAACCATGCGACATGACCAAGGTGGCTTTTTGCGCCTGCATGAAAGAAATGGTTATAGTGTGAGAGGATCATACGCATACAAATTATTGGATGCTGTTGAGTGAACACGACACAAGCTCGCCTGCCTATTCGTTGATGCCCAGGTTAGAAAGCGGAAAAATCACCTGGTTCTTGATGGTGTTCTTGTCCGCTTAACTTAAAGTTGAACGCAGCATCCAAATCTGTTTCTTCATTGCAAGAATTTGATCCTGTGCATAGTTGGCAATTTCAGGATAGCTTTCATCTTCTGCAATGACAATGAGGTCGCGCAAGGATTCTACTAGATGTTCAAGGTCTTGACGCACCATGTCTAACAAGAATTCACTGTCGCCATCTAGTCTGCCTGTGTCTACACGACTGTCTAATAGTACTTCATTGAGGTCACAAGGCATGTATTCGTCCATGGTACGCAATAGTTCACCAATGGTATCAATTTGTTCTTGGCGATCTTCATACACACCTTTCAGCAGCTTGTGGTCACTGACAAAGTTTCGACCCACAATGTTTACATGAGCTTGGTGTGCTCTGTAATAAGCGGTAAAATTATCCTTGAAGTACTGCGTTAGTTGTTCTTGTGTTGTCATTGTTTTTCCAAATAATAATATCCGCTATTAGAACTTTTTAATTTTTTCCATAAAGTTCTAGGATTCATGTTTAGCGTTTGCTTTGCATCTTTTAAACTGTTAAACTTTCCAAAAGGTGTCATTATTGGTTTCTTATTTTTTTCTGCTGAAACTTCTCGTCCTTTTAAATGACGACCTTTGCTGACCATGTCAGCAACATTATCAGTGTGTTTGCCTACAAATAAATGATCAGGGTTAACACAACGCGGATTATCACAGCTATGACATACAAAACGATTTTTAATGTTTAGACCAGCCCATTCAGCACTTAAACGATGAGCATATTTTGGTCCATTTATTGCAATTTGTCCATATCCACTTTTTGTTAGGCTACCAATCCATTCCCAACAGTTGTTAGATGAATTTTTGTTTACCTTTGACCAGAATCTTGTTTGAATATCCATGTCACCATTGTAAACAATATGTGTTGTATTGTCAATTGTTACCATAGCCTTACTTACCTTGGTTATTGGCCACTGAGAAGTCTAGCAACTTCTGGATCATTTCTATAAATGCCAATCAATCTTTGATCACCACTGGCAATTAGGTTCTGCGCTTCTTGTCTAGTTAATGGTGCAGGTGTTGGTGCATTTAAAACTGATCGTTGTGCTTCACGCATTCTATTTTGTGCAGCACCACTGGCCAATTCCTGACCACCTTGTTGAATATAAGGTGAAGCTTCATAAATGCTGTATCCTAAACCAACAGGTCCAGCAATTCTTGCTGCCGCACCCAGTGCTGGTACAACTTTTTGTAAGGCCAACTGTTTAACAATATCTGTGGCGCGGTTAATAACACCGCCGCTAGGGGCAGCACTTACAGGTGCTGGTCCACCTGGAGGCACTACAGGTCCTGGTGCTGCGGCTACAGGTGCAACAGGCGCAGTAGGTGTTCTTACCATTGGGCGACCTTGTGCATCTAATATGGGACTAGTGGCAGGTGGTGCTACTGGTGTTGCTGCCGCTGGTGCTACTGGTGCCACTGGTGTTGCTGCCACTGGTGCTGGCATACGACTAGCAACCTTATCAGCAACAGCATCAATGGCTTTACCTATACCATATCTGCCTAATTTATAAGCGCCATATGCACCCGCGGCTGGACCAGCAATTTCTGCTAAGCCTAGACCAGTTGTAGCCAAAGCACTGGGTACAGATGATACTTCTGGAATTACAGTTGATGGTGGAGGTGGTTCAGCACCAGGCGGCTCGCGTTGTTCTCGTTCTTGTTCTTTTAAGAACGCATCAATTTCTTCATCGCTGTAACCTGCTTGTTTAGCGGCTGCTCTATCAAATGCCATTATCTAGTCCTCATCTGTTAAAAGTTTGAATAGGTGGACGACGACGAGCTTGATCTGCATAAGATGTGCCATAATTCCAATTACGATTTGCGCCATCCCATACTGGCACAGGATAATGTCTGTATGCATCAATTACAGCACCTGGATTGCGTCCATCTGCATTGTATCTAGCAATATATCTTGCTCGTGCAGCATATATCTGATCATATTCACGCTGTAAACGATTGCGTTCCTGTGACCAGGCTGCATCAAATTCTCTGCGTGTTTGCAGATCTGGTCGTTGTGCTCTAAAGTCACCACGAGCAGCCTGCAGGTCTTTGTCAAACTGGTCACGAGTCAACAAACTCAGACCTGAATATAAAGGTTGTCTTGTGATGTCCACATTGGCCTCACGGTTGGCTCTCTGTTCAGCATCAGATACTGCACCAGCGCCAGCGTTTTGTTTCAATGTCAAAGGTGCAACTTGTAGGTTAAGACCAATCTGACGATACAATACATCCTTTTGGCGTTGATTTAGATTTAATGCTGCCACACGGCGTGTTAGATCTTCCTGGTTGGTAAAATTACCTGTGATCAAGTCACGAATAATGTTGCCAACTTCAGAAGCAGTACTACCTTGACCTTGAAGCATACCAGCAATTTCTGGATTGTTCAAAATACCATCTGGACCAGTAATCTGTTCTCTACGAATTCTAGCAATGGCGCTGCCTGCAGAAGCCTTAGGACCAATATCCTCGCTGTCATATCTAATGAAGGCTTTTTCTTCTTCAGTCTGAACTTGACCAGCTCTTTCGCGTTCACGGCGTTGTGCTTCTTGGTCAGCTAAGATAGCTGCTGGTGTACCAGGTACTAGACCATCTGCTCTTGGTGCTGCTGGTGCAACAGGTCTTGGTGCCGCAGCTGGCGCAGCTGGAGGTGCTGCTGGAGGAGCAACTGCTGCTGGTGCAACTGGCTGTGGTGCAGCTTGAGGTGCTGCTGCTGGTGCAACTGGTTGTGGAGCCACTGCCGCAGGTGCCGCAGGTGCTGCCTGTGGAGCAGCTGGTGGAGCAGCAGGTGGTGCCATCTGTGGAGCAGCAGGTGCTGCTGGAGCCGCTGCTGGTGCTGGACGAGCAGCTGGTGCGCCACCTTGTATCATCTGACCAGTTTCTAAGCTGATCTGTGGTGCAGCACCGCCAACACTTTGTAAATCAAAGTTAGTACCATGTTTGGCATTGAACTCACCAAGGAATCTATTGGCAGCTTCAGGTGCGGCACCTTGTACACGCATCTGTAGTTTAGCCCAGTCGCCAGCAAGGTCAATATTTTGTCTTTGAATCTGCTGAACACGCTGCATATCCAATGTACCAGTGCTGCTTTGTGGGCGGAAGCCTGTCATTGATCTACGACCCTGATCAGTTTGAATATAACTTTGACCAGTACGCTTGTCTGTTACCACACGGCCTACTTCACCTGTGCGGTCATTGACATAAGTGCCACCCACAATGTCTAGTTCACGACGGCCACCACCAAAGCTGACCAGTTCAGTTTCGCTCATAGCAGTACCATCGCTTCTAATACCACTTACTGGTAAACCACGAGCATTGGTTTCTACTAGAATAGGATTGCCTTGTGAATCTTGTGTGCTTTGCCATGTGTTACCATAGCCGCCCCAACGATTAATTTCTTCTTTGGCAGCATCGCCTAGGCCAAGATACTGTAGAATACCAGCTCTAAAAGCACTGGCTTCTCTGGTACGACCTGGTCTGCTGAGTGCTTCAGTAATGGGTCTTAAGTCACCACTGGCAACTGCATTTTGAAATCTCAACTGACCATTGGTCAGCGCAACTTCATTCAATACTTGTTCACCAGCTCTGCGTCTAATGTCTGCGCTGTAGGCTGGATTGTTGTAAATTTGAAACAGGGCTGCTGGATTACCTTGTGCTGCAACATAACCTTCAAGCTGTTGAGCACCTGGTATAGTACCACGGCCTTCAGCTGGTGGTTCTTGACCTGGCTGTGCTTGTGCCATTGGAGCAGGTTGTGCTGCTGGTGCTGGAGCAGCAGGTGGTGCCACTTGAGGAGCAGCGCCTGGCACTGCTGGTTGTGGTGCTTGAGCTGGAAACACACCAGCTGGTAAGCCACCACTGGCATCAGCTACCAATACTGGCTGACCAGCAACAGTTTGTGCTTCTGCGCCTTGTCCTGGACCTGTGTACATTTCAGCTGCACTGGCAGCAGTAAATCCACGATTAGTTGGTCCACCTAAACGACCATTAACAATGCGTCTAACATTGTCATAACCACCATTGGCTCTTGCAGCTTCTGGACTGATAGTGCCATCTCGCAAATAATCACGCAGGCCTCTAGGACCTAAAAAGTGTGCAGCAGCAAGGTTACCTGGAGTGGCTTCAATACCATAGTTGCGTAATGCTTGGCTGTTGCGCTGTGTTAGAATCTGATTGGCTCTAGTTTGTTCTTCTAGATTCAAACTGGTAATTGGTCTATTGGCAAAGTATGGATCTCTGCGCTGAATTTCTTGATATGCGCCAGCAGTGATACCATAAGCACCATAGGCAGTGCTGGCTCTACGGCCTTGTGCATCTGGCTGATAGTGATAACCAATGTTGGGATTGGGTCCGCTTTCACCACGGCGAACACTTGCATCATAGTCAGTTTCGCCAGGCAGTCTACCAGTGGGTCTTGCAGCTGGTGCTGCTGGTCTTGGCTGCTGTCTTGGTACTGCACCTGCTGGTAATCTGCCACCAGCTTGTGCTACCTGCACACCTGGTTCTAAACCTAAGGCAGATCTTTCACCAGCAACAAATGTTTGTAATGGAGTTTGAGGCGCTGTGCCCACTGGCTGATATACTTCACCAGTTTCTGGATTGATGGCCATGCCTGGTGGCGCTGTGGGTGCCACTGGTGCTGGTTGTGTGCGTTCTGTGGTTACAGTTTGTGTGCCATCTGCGCGAGTTTCAACTGTTTCGCTGCTGACAACATCACGAGGGCGTGGAGCAGCAGGTGCTACAGCATCTGGAGCCACTGGTTGTGGTTCACCTAAAGGAGGCAAATCTTGTATTTCAATTTCGCCTCTTCTGTCTACAACAGGTGCAGTTACAGCGCCGCTGGTTTGTGGCCCAGCTGGCATCATAAAGCCCTGCGCTAGTGCAAGAACACGCTGTTCTTCTTCTCTGCGTCGACGCTCTTCTTCCTCTTGACGCAGGCGTTCTTCTTCTAGCGGATCTTGGTATGTCATACCATATGGTGTAAATGCCATGTTTTATTCCTTGTCAAGCGCAGGAAGTTTACTATAATCAACCTGTAAAATACCATCTGGATTACGGCTAACAGCATGAGCGTAGCGTGGGTCACGCAACAGATCCTGCGCCATAGTTCCGCGTCTGGGTGTCTTGTCCCAAACATAGTTAAATTTGTAAACTGGCACGCCTTCACGGGTACCAATGCGTTCAATGTTTTCTTTGACTCGTCTATCACTCAGCAACATACTGCCCAACACAGCGCCACCAAGGCCACTGCCAAAGTTGAGACCCATGTTGTAACTGCTCTGATTGCCTGTGGTTGTACCACCTTGTGTACCACGGAAGTCTGGACTGTAGCTGGCTGCTGGAGTACCAAATATCACTGAGGCATACTGGTTGTAAAGCTGTTGTGGTGTCATTGCAGCTGAAACTGCTTGACCGCTGGCTCCAATAGCTTGACCAATACCTGCTTGACCAAGGTTTGCCAACTGGTTTGCTGCTTGTGCTCGTTGTGCTTGAATACCTGCTTGTACTTGTGCAGCAGTTTGCATTTGCGCTGATTGTGTTGCACCTGCCAATTGACGACCTGCCAAGGCTTGACGAGCACTACCTAAGTTTCCAGTGCCACCAAACTGTGCTTCTTGCTGTGCCACATTCTGTGCATACTGTCCTTGTGCTGGCGCCAGTGCTGCCATGATCTGGTTGGCTTCGTAGTTGGGATCAAATACACTTTGTAAGCCAGTTATGCCTGTGCGTAGCGCACTTTCACCAGTGCCACCCAGGGCTTCTTGTGCTTGTAAGGCTGTGCGAGCTTGATTTTGTGCTGCATTTAATACACCAGGAGCATTTAGGTTATAAAGTCCAGTGGCTCCAGTGACAGCTTCTCTGTAGGTTGGCGCAACAGTTCCTGTGAAGAAATCTGTCTGCGCCTTGATCATGTCTTTTTGTTCTTGCGTCAATGACGGAGTGTTGATTGTGGTTGAACTACCACCGCCTTTTCCCATGCTCATAGTTGGTATTCCTCGTAATATGGTTTATTTATGGATCTCATTTTAGAGACTCGCTTTACCGCCAGGCGTAGCTGGTATTCTCAATTGGC